AACACTACACTCACTAGCATTTAGAAAACTAGGATTAAAAAAAGAAAACGTAATGCAACGTAGACACTATGTTGATTTAGGTAAGAAGTTAGGTTTTCCTGTAAACTATGCAAAGTATGAAGAAGACCATGGTGGTATATTTACATCTGATAGTGAGTATTTAAGAATAATAAATTTATCAAAGTTACGAAACATTACACCAGAACAACAGTTTGATTTAGCAGAACATAATCAAGATTTAGAAAGAGATAAGCTTCGTATTATTGCAAATGAAATAGAAAGATACAAAAAAGAATATGGTCTTATAGATTTTAATGACATGATACTAGAGTTTATAAAGTCAGATAAATCACCAAAGTTTGATGTTGTGTTTATAGATGAAGCACAAGATCTATCGCTTATGCAGTGGGACATGGCTAAAACAATATGGAATAAGACAGAAGATTCTTTTATTGCAGGTGATGATGACCAAGCAATATTTAGATGGGCCGGTGCAGATGTAGATTCTTTTATTGCACAAAAAGGTTTGATGATGCCATTAAAACAATCTTACAGAATACCAGCTAAGGTACACAACTTAGCTATGGGTATAATAAATAAAATTAGAAATAGAATAGATAAAACATGGAAACCAAAAGTACACGAAGGACAACTATCTAACTACGATGACTTTGAACAAATAAATATGTCGTCAGGTGAATGGCTAGTATTAGCTAGAACAAAATATATGTTAAGTGATTTAGAGGATACATTGTATCGTAATGGTTTGTATTACATAAATAGATTTAAAAAAACAAAAGAACAAGAATTACATTATGCAGCAACAGATTGGGAAAACTTACGTAAAGGTCAACCACTAGCATATAAACAAATAGAAAGAATCTATGGCTATATGCAAAAAAATGCAGATAAAGAAAAACTAAAAGGTATGTTAAAAGAAAGTTCTTATGACATAGCCACACTAAAACAAAGTTATGGATTAAAAACAGATAACGTTTGGTTTGAAGCATTTGATGATGCACCAAGAAGAGATGTAGATTACTTACGTAAAATGAGAAGTAATGGAGAAAAACTAAACGAAGCACCAAGAATTACATTGTCAACAATACATGGAGCTAAAGGTGGTGAAGCACAAAACGTTGTGCTTCTCACAGATTTAAGTGAGAATACCATGAAGGCTTATGAAAAAAATGCTGATGACGAAAATAGATTGTTCTATGTTGGCGCAACAAGGACCAAGGAACATCTACATGTAATATCACCAAAACAAGAATACAAAGGATATAAACTATGAGTAAAGTATGGGACAAACAACACGGAGGATCACACTATCAAAAATATAAAATTCAACCAAGCAAGTTTGTAGTTGAGAATGAATTGCTATATCCGGAAGGATGTGCTATTAAATATATTATAAGACATCGTGATAAAGGAAAGAAACAAGATTTACTGAAAGCGATACATTTTATTGAGATGATTATAGAGAGGGACTACAAGTGATACAAAAACCTATGTTTGCTCCACAAACGGAGTGGATACCACCACAAGATTTTCCAGATCTGTCGGATCACAAAGAAATAGCAATTGACTTAGAAACAAAAGACCCGGAATTAAAAACTATGGGTTCTGGATCTGTAACAGGCAGAGGACAAATAGTAGGTATAGCTGTAGCTGTCGAAGGCTGGTCCGGATATTATCCTATTGCTCACGAGGGTGGTGGTAACATGGATAAAAACATGGTTTTAAAATGGTTTCAAGATGTATTAAATACACCTTCAATTAAGATATTTCACAACGCTATGTATGACGTATGTTTTATACGTGCTGCAGGGCTTACAATACAAGGTATTATAGTAGATACCATGATTGCTGGCTCTCTCGTAGACGAGAATCGCTTTAGATACGATTTAGGCTCTATGGGTCGGGATTATGTCGGAAAAGGCAAAAACGAGGCTGTATTGAAGGAAACTGCTGACGTTTGGGGTGTAGATGCTAAGTCTGAAATGTATAAACTACCTGCGATGTATGTAGGTGAGTATGCTGAACAAGATGCTAGTTTAACTTTGCAATTATGGCGTAAGATGAAACAAGAAATAGAACATCAAGATATACAATCTATTTTTGAATTAGAGTGTTCACTTTTTCCTTGCCTAGTTGATATGCGATTTTTAGGCGTTCGTGTAGATACCCAAGCAGCATTTGAATTAAAGAACAAATTATTAAAAGAAGAAAAAGAATGCTTACAAAAAGTAAAAAAAGAAACATCAATAGATACTCAAATATGGGCTGCACGTTCCATTGCGCAAGTCTTTGAAAAACTTCGCCTACCATTTGACCGAACCGAAAAAACAA